TTTGGCAAAAGAAAAGTGCCGTATTTTTTACGGAAATTCAATTGCTTTAACCTTTTTAGTTCGTAGATATTTTTTGCCTTTGGTACGAGTTTTAATGATGAATCCACTTAAATCTGAATGTGCTGTGGGAATTAACTCTCATGGACCTGAATGGGATCAACTTATGAAATATTTGCGTTCAAAAAATGATCAGAAATTTCTTGCTGGTGATTATAGCAAGTTTGACCAAAAGTTGCCTTCCCAAGTTTTATTTGCAGGTTTGAGAATTCTTATTGATTGTGCTAGTATATGTCCTGGTTATGAAGAAAAGGACATTAGGGTTATGAAATCTATGGCAGGAGATTTAGTTTTCGCCATGATAGCATTCGATGGCAATTTGATTGGTTTGAATAGTGGAGGACATATTAGTGGTAATCCACTTACTGCTGTTCTCAATAGTATTTGTAACAGTTTGAATATGAGATGTTGCTTTTACACTATTTATCCAAAAGCCACCGATTTTCGTGAGGCATGTGCGTTGATAACATATGGTGATGATAATGCTGGATCTGTTTCTCCTGATTATGAAGATTTTAATATTAGGAGTTGTTCGGAAGTTTTGGCACGTTTTGGCCAGGTTTATACTATGCCAGACAAGGAAAGTGCTATGGTTGATTTTATTACCATTGATCAACTGGAGTTTCTTAAACGCAAATCGGTTTATCATGCTGATTTAGGATATGAAGTTGGAGCTTTAGCAGAAGATTCGTGTTTCAAAATGTTGCATTGCTTTTTGCGAGAGAAAAATTCTCCATTGTCTGAAATTGAGGCATGTGCGATGAACATTGATACAGCTTTGATGGAATGGTTTAACCATGGTCCACAAGTGTATGAGATGCGTCGCGATGAGATGAAAGAAGTTGCACGATTGGCAAGGTTGACCAATTTGTGCACTCAACTGCATGTGCCATATGCAGAAAAAGTTGAACAATGGCATGAGCGATATGATCCCCATTCGGGAGAGGAGCAGGAGTTATCGCGGCCATTGTATGTTAAAGCGCTTACTGATATACCTTTGACAGCAATTGCCATGGATTTTCCTATCATTGTTCATAGTATTGGAGAAGTAGATTTGGTTTTTCAAACCACTATTATGGGTGTGCATCACGTGTTGTTTTTGGAGATTAAAGATTCCAATTTAGCTTCGGCACGCAGTAAAGGTAGGAAGCAATTACGTAGACTGTGTTACGCAGCCGCTGTATTGAATCCTTCCATTTCTTATGCCGGTGTTTTGTTGACTCCCATTGGATATGAGCCTGTTACAATGACGGGCCATGATGGTTATTGGGAAGATATAAGACTCCCTTTTTCCATGTGGCGAGATG